ACGAAAGAGTGTAGTGGTGTCTGTGTCAGATTGTTTACCAACCCACTTACGGACTTCGGTAAAGTTCTTCTCTGCCATTAGCTTAATCAAAGTGCGGAATGATTCTTCCGACATATTGACTAGGATACCAGAGTCGATCTTACCTGATACAGAGTATCGTTGAAGTTCGTTTAGGATACGACGGTAATCTGGAAAATACTTAGTGATTAGTTCAGCAACTACCTTTGGATCAAACTCGACTTCTTCAGCTTTAAGGATCTGAGTTGCTCGTTTAAAGAACTGTGCAGCAATTGCTTGCTTATCAGATGCATCAATCCTAAACTCGATAACAGCACAACGAGAGTGTAGAGGTTCAATGATTCGGTTCTTAAAGTTACAAGTGAAAATGAATCGGCAGTTAGCAGAGAACTCTTCAATGAAACTACGCAAAGCTGGTTGAACAGATTGCGCATTCATATAGTCTGCTTCGTCAACGATAATTACTTTCTTAGCATCTGTCAAAGAGACAGTTGATGCGAAAGACTTGATAGTAGTTCGAAGAACATCAATCGAACGACCTTCATCAGATCCGTTAATCATGATATACTCTGCACCGATCTCGTTACAGAGTGCTTTTGCTACAGTAGTTTTACCAACACCAGCAGTGCCACTGAAAAGGAATGAAGGAAGTTCACCTTGTGCGATGTATTCCTTAAATGTCTTTTTCAGTGCTTCTGGAAGAACACAGTCATCAATCTTCTGTGGGCGATACTTTTCAACCCACAGAAATTGGTCATCACGAATATCCATAATATAAAACTCTCAATTAAAATTCAAAAGTGGAATCAGCCTCAACTGCTACATAATAAACTAGATCGCTAGATGGCGACTTAAAGCGAGAGATTTTCTTGCTGGAGATGCTAACTTCATAATCACCTGGAAGCATCTTTAGGTTTTCTACCTTCAAGTTCACTTTGAAAGACTTGTCAGTTGAACCAACCACTTCACTAAAAGAGTTACCAGTAGCATTTTTCTTGTCACCAACAACGACAGTAATATTAGAACCATCACCAACGATTGATACATCGGCTGCACGAAGAACAGAAGCAGTCTTATGAATCATCGTCAATTTATCAGCACTGATGTTGAAATTGATTTCAGCTTCAGGGAATGTGATAGATTTTTGTGGAGCAGTAAGAACAGTTGCGTCAGCTGCAAAGAACTTAATCTTCATACCACCTTGACTGATTGAAACAAACTTATCCTCAAAAGACAAATCAGGATCGTCAAACAAAGACATTGCACCCAAGAACTCATTAAGATCGTAGATACCGAAGTCAGGGAAAGTTTCGCTAACAGTTGCGTCAGCCATCACATTCTTCTGTGATGAAATTGTTGCAAGTTTATTGCCATTCTTAAGAAGCAAGTTGGAATTGATACCTGCAAAATTCTTAAACAAGGCTACGGTTTCTTTACTAAGTTTCATTATTTCTCCTATCAAATGAATACATTACTATGTATAATACATTATGTCTCAGAATCGCTTCCAAGGCAAATTTATTTTTCATCTTTTGAGTATTTCACATCATGCTCATAAAGAAAAAACAGGCAACAAGCTGCATGAGCTAAGTGATGGATGCCTGATTCGGGATCGAGAATCTCTCCCTCTTTGTATGCCCACAGATGTCTCTGCATGGCATCAAAATATCTTCGTTTTGAATCTGGAACTACTTTCCAATTATCTGGTTCATATTTCTCAGCACCGAATGTGAGAACCTTGACCATTTCTTTAAGTGCGAGTGGTGGAACTAAACCATACTGAAGTTTACCACCATCGAATTTCCTACCACCAGTCGTTGCGGTTTGACTGGCTTTTACATCATTCATTCTATCAAACATTGCACTGATACCATCACTCATTTTATTCCTCCAGTTTCAAGTTTAGTTTTAATGAATGAAATTTGTTCTTTACTTAAGATCTTCAAAGCTTGCTTTGCCTTTTCATTACTATAACCATAGTAAGATTTAACTAATTCAAGATCTTTGATTGTATCTT